TCATCGTTAACAAAAAATTTGAAGTGATTGACGATGAAATACTAATCAATGAACTTAAATTCACACCAATCCCAAAGTTAAACGATGATGAGTTGGAGGAACTAAATAAGATTCTAAAATATGCTGGACCGAAGTTTTTTGAATACTTCAATGTCATCAAAGCTCTTTGGACATTAACCTACGATTCAGTATCAATCAAACATACCAACGAAAAGAAAAATCAAAGTTTAGAAACAGGATATTTCTTTACACTTAATGGTAACAACAAAAAGATTTGGAAATACTCAACTGGTGGAATTGACATGGTTAAACATGATTCCAAGTTCGCAGTTAAATTATTGTTTGATGGTGAATCAAGAAAGGTAATTAAAACAATCATGAAAGAATTAGGTGAAGATGATAACTTACCAATCTTTGAATTGATGTCATCTAACGACCTACCATTTGAAAACACACTTCTACCAATCTATAAAAGAAAGATATTAAGTTACATAATTCAGAAAAAAACAATTGTTAATCTAAAAAAAGATTAGTATTTTTGGCATATGGGATTCAACAAAAAAATAGTTGGTGAGTTACAGATACACGAGATAGAGATGAATCCCGAAAATATAAAATACTATCTTAACGCTGATGCTATTTTATTTTCGTCAATTGAAGTTGAAACTAAATTCAAAGAATATGAGAAACAATATAGACCCGTATGAACTTCTGTTAAGAAACCTTGAAAAACCACTTCACATCACTTACATTTGTGATAGCATCTTTAGGGTTGGTATTGATGAAACAAGAAAAAGAATTGACCAACTTGTTAAAGATGGATTAATTGAAGAAAGTAAATACGGAAAAGATTATTATGTCAGAACAAAAAGAAATGGTTAATCATCCCGACCATTATGGCGGTGAAGATAATCCATATGAAGCAATCAAAGTGATTGATGCTTGGGATTTAGATAAAGATTTTTATTTGGGTAATGCGGTTAAATACCTATCACGTGCCGGTAAGAAAGACAACGTAGTTCAGGACTTGAAGAAGGCTATATGGTATATTGAAAAAAAGATAGAAAAATTACAGAATGATTGAGAATTATATTAATAGAGTAATCAATGGTGATACCATTGAGGTGATGAGTGGAATGCCTGAAGGATGGGTTGACTTAATGGTTACGTCTCCACCATATAATGTTGGGATTGCTTATGATGTTCACAACGATGAGATTGTTATGGACGAATATTGGGAGTGGTCAAAGAAATGGTTAACAGAAGCTTACCGACTACTTAAAGACGATGGTAGAATTGCTATCAACATCCCATATGAAGTGAATGTACAAGACAGAGGTGGTAGAGTATTCTTCGCTTCTGAATTATACCAAGTAATGAAAAAAGTTGGGTTTAAGTTCTACGGTATCGTTGACCTTGAAGAAGACTCACCACATAGAAGTAAGACAACTGCTTGGGGTTCTTGGATGAGTCCATCTGCTCCTTACATCTACAATCCAAAGGAATGTGTGATATTAGCTTATAAGAAACATCACATCAAGAAAGTTAAGGGTGAACCACAATGGAAGGGTGAACCTTATTTGACTGAAGATGGGAAGAACAAAGTTGCTTACGCTGAACAAGATAAAAAGGAATTCATGGAGTTGGTGTTTGGACAATGGAAGTATTTTGCTGACACTCGCACACTAACCAAGGCGACCTTCTCAATGGATATTCCTGAAAAGGCAATCAAGATTCTATCATATAAAAACGATGTGGTGTTAGACCCCTTCAACGGCTCAGGTACCAGTTGCGTTGCGGCAGTTGTTCATGACAGACGATGGGTAGGTATTGAATTGAGTTCAAACTATTGTGAAATAGCAAAACAAAGGATACAAAGTTTTGTTGACCAAAAGAATCAACAAAAGTTAGAATTTGAAAATGGAGTTAAATAACTCCATTTTTCATTTATCTGTATATTTATAATAAAATATTATGATGAAAAATTCGGAAGTTGTTAAATTTTTATTAGAAACACAAATTCAATTTAGAGTATTACACTGGCAAACAAAATCATTTGCTAGACATTCTGCTTATGGTGGAATATACGAAAGTTTGGATGATTTGATTGATAAGTTTGTTGAGGTATGTATGGGAAAACACGGAAGACCTAGTTTTACAGGTGGTTATTCTTTAGGTGGTAGTGATATTGAAGAACTTGACTTAACAGAATATGTTAGTTCAGTTTGTGAATATCTTGTCGGACTTTCAGAAGAGTATGACCCAAAGATGGATTCTGACTTATTAAACATTCGTGATGAGATGTTAGCGGAAATTAACCAGTTGAAATACTTGTTAACTTTAAAATAGAGGTATATTACTTTTTTACTTTAAAAGGTTCATCGTTATGGTGAACTTTTTTTTTGTTACAATATTTATTATTAATGAAAAAGATAATTTCCGAAGGTGGTATTAGAAATATTAAAGAACTTTCTAATAGATACAAAAAAGCAAAGATATACTTTCACCAAGATTTAGACGGTGTTGCGACAGCATTAGCAATGAAAAAATACCTTGAAGACAACGGGATTAAAGTTGTTGATGTTGAGGTAATCCAATACGGAGATAAGGAATTTGCGGTTAAGAAGGCTGATGCTACAGGTGAAATTATGCCAGTGTTGGTAGATTTTGCTCACGGAAAACCTATGTTCGTTGTTCACACTGACCACCACGATAGACAGGCAGGTGCTGAAGAAACAAAGTCAACACAGTTTAGAGGAGCTCGTTCAAATGTTGAAACCCTTTCACAGATTGTTCCGGCATCTGAAATTTTCACACCTGAAGATGTTGCAACCATATCAATGGTTGATAGTGCGGATTACGCATCCAAGAATATTACACCTGAAATGGTGATGAATTATGTTTACGGAACATCAAAAGAAAAAAGTGCTAAAGAAAATAGAATGTTATTAGGTTTGGTAACAAACAAACTATTATTAGCGTTCAAAAGTAAACCAGGGTTTTTAGAAACGTTGGTATTAGATTGTAAACCTTCAATCCTTTCAATCTTTAACAAGATAAAAGAGTTGATGAAGACAAATAGATATGCTGACATTTCTTCATTAGAAAAGAATAAAGAAGATTATGTTCAAACAATGAAAGGACATAAGAATGTTGAGGTTAAAGATAACATCATCGTTCAGTATGGTGGTGGTAGTATGATAAAACCAGGTTCTTACGACAGATACACACCATTTAGAAACAATCCTGAAGCTGACTTCCTTGTTATAGCTTGGCCACTTGGACTACTTCAAGCATCTTGTAATCCATTCAAAAAAGAAAGAGAACTTAAAGGTGTTAACTTGGGTGAGATAGCTCAAGAGGTGTTAGGACATTGGGAAGGACAACTTAAAGAAAAACAAATACCACTTTCAACAATTAAATGGGTATCTGAAACTGCGGCTAAAGAAGAATCGGTTGGATTTACATTTAAAGATTTTGCAGCAATTTATGGTGACAAATACTTGGATAAGAAAGATGGTGTTAAAGAACTTATGGATATTAAATCATTGATGGAAAAGAAATCATCTGAACTAACCGAAGAAGAGTGGAGTGTTTTGGATAGTGTTTCAGTTCCAGTATGGGAAGTTATCCAAGCAAATTCAGGTGGACACAAGTGTATTACAAATATATCTGGTTTGAATTATATTGGAAGAAGTAAGAGACCACCACAAGGTAAACCTAAATATGATTCTGAAAAAGACGACTCACCTTATATTAAATTCTTAAAGATGTTACAGAATAGGTTTGTTAATGTCTTACAGGAAAAGATTGGTGAAAGTAAGAAAGGTTAAATTTTAGTTAAGAATTTACAGATATCACCTTCTTCTATGTTTTCATCTTGACAACGACCACCTTCTATTTCTAACACGTAAGTTCCATTACCTTCATATCTTCTACAAGGTTCATACTCGCATGGTTCACAATTGTGGTGTATTTTTGTTATTTCATGGTCATCATTGATAAAAATTATGTCCAAAGGAATTATACAGTTCATCATCCAAAAGCTGTGGTCACCTTCACCCATAAAAAATAACATACCGTCAAATCCCTTAAATTCACGACCCATCATACCCTTTTCAATTTCAGATTGGGTTTCACAAACTTTGACTTTAAAGATTTCTTTATTTATTGTTACAAACATAGTTATATATAAATAGTATTATGAAACAAAGTGCGGGAATAATTGTAAAAGTAAATAACAGATGTTTAGTTTGTAAGAGAGCTGTTGAAATTAACGAACCATCAAAATGGGCAATACCTATGGGTGGTATAGAAGAAGGTGAAGACCCCAAGGATGCTGCGTATAGAGAGTTCTATGAAGAAATGGGTGTTAGTGTTGATGGTGTTATTAAACCTTTGTCTAAGATTAATCGTTATAATAAGTTAGGACAGGTAAAAACAATTTTACATGTTTTTATTTTTAAAACCGATACTGAAATCATTCCTGATTTGGAAAATGCTATGGATGGTTTTGAACATACGGAATGTGATTATATGACTTTACCTGAAATTGAAGAACTTAATATGTCATCAGGTATTAAGGAAGTTTTGACTGATGTATTAAACTTTTGATTTTTTTGATATATTTATTTGACACTACCAAATATTTGATGTAAGTTTGTAAAAGATTTGAGAATGACAACGATTCAGATACAACTCTCAAAATCTTTACAAAAAGTTTGACAGATTGAAAAAAAGTCGTAAGTTTGTAAAAGATTTAACACTTAAAGGTGATGAAAGATACTCGGTAGTTGAATCAGAAAAAAAATAACAAATTACTTGACAGATTGAAAAAAAAGTCGTAAGTTTGTAAAACAAATCGGAAATATCCGAAACGTTCTTTGAAACAAAAAGATTATCCGTTCAGTAGTTGATTATGAGACCTTCGGGTTGATTATGAGACATTTAATCTGATAAACGATAATGGGCCGTGTATGGTCCTTAAATAAACTACGAAAGTAGGATAAAGTGGT